CATGTCTTCTAGGCCAAGGTACTACATGTCACACAAAGAGGACAAGTTTAAGTACTGGACATCTTACAGGACAGAGGTTGACGAATCTGGAATATCTGTAGAGCGGGGTATAGCATCAACAACCGTAAACGGAAATCACTATATAGACGATGCTTCACCATATGTAGTTTATAAAAGCCAGGTTCCAGCAAACAGAATTGTTGTAAAGATGCAGACCAATGTCGGCACTGTTGACCTAGGCCCATTCTCAAATAGCTATCAAAACTTTGACGACCCACTATTTGGAGAAGAAAATAAAACCACACCTCTGAGGTGGGCAGTTCAATACCTGGAAGACGGTGTTTGGAATGACGCAATCAGGTTTGACGAGAACTCTGTAAGGCTAAACGGCCAACCAGTTGTTGGTGAAGACGGGTATGTGGAGATTGCCTATGGCCTACAGGTACCAGAAGAGTTTAAGAATAACTTTTACTTTGCAAACACTATTACCTCTGTTGGTCTTTTGCCAGATAACAACTTTATAGGTGCCGCCTATCTAATTAAGACATCTGACCTAGATAACGGAACCTACTACGTCTGGGATGGAGCAGAATACCAATCGTTCGAGCCATCATATGGCTGGATCCTATCAGATGAGTCTGTAGACAATAGGACACCGTATGTAACAGAATTTGTAGACCCGCCACAATTTCTTCAAAATGTAGACAACAAGATTAAGTATCGAGAGTTTCAATATCTCCAGGGTATCAAAGTGGTTGTTGAAACCATGAACAAGCAAGACGCAACGTTTGACCTAATAGAAATGTCTCCAAGGCTTGCAGCAAATATATCAGACAGGGTTTCGTCTTACTCTGTAAATAGAACAGCCTCCGATCTTGGTGTAAGCGGAATGCCAGTCGGACAACTTCTAGCAGCCACTGGCACACTAGACATCTTTGACTACGACAATGCATTTATTTCTACAAACACAAACAGCATAATCGCAGCACATACATCTCAAAATTTACAGGTAAAGTTCCATGAGATTATAAAAGACGTAGACTCATATGACTACTATGTGCCAATTAAGACAATGTACTTTGACGGGTTCCCAGAATATGAAAACTCTGTCAGGTCTGTTTCCTTAGAGTTGAGAGACATGTTCTTCTACTTTGAGTCAATCACAGCACCAGAGCTACTAATAACTAGCGTATCTCTTAGCTATGCAATATCGACATTGCTAGATAATATTGGCTTTTCTAATTACTCTTTTGTCAGGCTGGCTTCGGATACTGACCCTATCATTCCATACTTCTACGTAGAGCCAAACCGAACGGTAGCAGAAGTTTTAAGCGACCTTGCAGTCTCAACCCAATATGCAATGTTCTTTGATGAGTATAACAACTTTATTGTTATGAGTAAAAATTACATAATGCCGTCGGAAGAAGATCGAGCTACCGACATTGTTCTTTATGGTTCAAAAGACTTTTCAAAAGATGGTGCATATCAAAACGCTAAGACTTCAGAGGTGTTAGCAAATATAGCAGAGATAAGCTCTCAGGAAAACCTTGTCTATAACAATGGCAAGGTTGTATATTCTACCAGATACATACAGCGACAGTACTCTGGAACCGAGCAAGCAGGAAGCACTGACAGGTATAAGTCTTGGATTTATCGACCAGTTATACTTTGGGAGGGTGCTTCGATACCAGTATTAAAAACACGTAATGGCTCATCGGATACTACTCAGGATGCACTGGCTGCAATACCTATTAACTCTACTCTTTCTAGCAATGTACCAACTGTAGTCGGCAATCAGCTAATAAACAATACCGTTGATCTTGGAGAGGGCGTTTACTATATATCGAGATATAAGGGCTACTTCTATGCAAACGGAGAAATCATAAAGTATGACGCTGTACAGTATACAGTCTCTGGTCTGTCAGTAGCCAACGGCGGTCCAAACGTTTGGATAAGTAGCTCGCAAGAGTACGAAAAGTATTTTTCTCAAATACCTTTTAATGGCAAAATATATCCAACTGGACTAATCAGGATCTACTCTGAGCCTAACTATGAAGTCATTAACGGAGTCACTAGGCTTTCAAATGGAGCAGTGTCCAAACACGGTCGTGGACAATTCGGTACAGAGATTGTGGAGCACTATGCTGGGGTAGATCCATACTGGACAAACTCAAGCAATATGTATGGATGCTCAATGAACTCAAAGTACCTATTCTCTGACTCCTCACCAATAGCAGACATGTCATTAGTTGCAGGCCCAGTTGGATTGTCTACTAGTTCTGGAAAGCTGAGCAATACTGAAGCCAAGAGAACTTCAGCAACTAGTCTAATAAAAAACTACCTAGCCTTAGATAATCAGCCAGAAGGTGAGCAGGCAAAGATATTGTCAACATCCTCTGCTACAGTACAAGCCTCAGCGTTGGTTATAACTGGAAAGCCATTCCTGAGCAGCGAAACTTCCACAGACTTTATATCTTACATTCCAAAAGATCTTGGAGAAAGCTACAGCCACTTTGGAACTAGACTCAGGATAGTCGGCAAGATACTTAATGATACAAATAGAATTCAGAGTCCGTCTGGTAGTTCGACATACTATACCGTAGAAGGATCTTCTCCAGAAAAGAGCATAACTATAGGTGCCTCTTCTGGAGGACTCGGAGTGCTCTTAAACCCAACCACCAACAACGGATATTTCTTTGAGATAGCAGCCTTAACAGATCAGAACTACGATGTTGACAATGTTATCTTTTATAAGCTAGCAAAAAACGAATCCTATGACTACCTAATAGATTCAAATCTAGATGGAACCCTATCATCAAATGTTCTAAGGTCATCTTCAAATGGAGCTATCTCATGGTTAGGAAATCAATTGCAGGTTGGAGATAGGCTTCTTCTTTCGGCACAATCCAATAGCTCGGAAAATGGATACTACAAGGTTACCTTTGCTGGCTCGGACACAACCGCGTGGACTCTGCTTAAAGACGAGGCAGCAGTTCCAGTAAAACTTTGGGGTCAAAACTCAGCTGGCATAATTACAGACGATGGAACCATGGTTGGTCTAAGTAGACGTGTAGACGATGAAGTAACTACTGTATATGACCTGGCGGTAGAATACGAAAATATCGGAAGCACTAGAAGATTTTATTTATACATAAACAATAGAGTAATTGCCGTCGTTGATGACACAGATCCACTTCCAGTTTATAACAATATGGCATTGTTTGTAAGGGGAGCCGCTAGGTGCATGTTTGAGAACATATATGCACTAGGAACAAACTATTCTCAAAACACTTCTTTTGTGTTGGACACGCCAGTAAAATCAGTCTTTGGCAAACAGATTACTGCTAGCGACTCCTTGAAGAAGTATGCCATTAGCGGCTTCGTGCAGTCGGCCTACCTCGGCGGTATTAGCGCATCTGAGCCTCCAAAGTATAACATATACTACGATGAGTTTGGAACTATATTCAGAGAGGCTTCATACTATAACATCAAGTATGATAGAGCATATCCAGCTCTATACTCTAAGCTTGTTCACAATGTTTCTAAGGTCAAAAACTTGGTAGTTTCTGGCTTTATGGGCGGTGCCTATGGGGCAGAGTTCTTGGTATTTAATGCCACAGATTCCGCACTAATTCTTAATGAAGATGGAGCAAACCTTGCAATTCACGGCGTAACGATAACTCAGTCATCCTCAACTGACCTAACAGTAAACGATTACTTCTCTAGGAAGAGCGACTTTTCCGAGTACGAATTTGTTGCAGACCCATTGGTAGACTCACCCCAAAAGGCAAAGGAGTATTATCAGGACATAAAATTAAGCAGGCTTACATATGGCAATAGAGAGTTTTCTCTAGACGCCAAATATGTTCAGTCTGAGGACGACGCATTTGAGCTAATGTCTTGGATGCTAGGCAAGGTCACAAAGCCAAGAAAGTCTGTTGGTGTTAGAATATTCCCAAACCCTGCAATTCAGCTAGGTGATATAGTAAGCATAAACTACAAAGATGCCCAGGGTACTAGCATAGTCGGACCAGAAGGCTCAAGGTTTGTAGTGTATAATATAGCTTATGACAGGGCTGACGGGTCTACGTCAATGACCCTATACTTAAGTGAGGTACTATAGTGATTCAATCAACTCCAAACATGCCAGTACCAGTCTCATCTTTGGGATCTTCAAATTCAGGCATAAAAGCAGCAACCACAGACCTATTCGTAAATGACAGAGTAGAAGATGTTGGGATTATAGAAGACTTGCTCTTTGAGTCAGTAGCTGGCCAAGAGCTAATCAATATAGCAAGACATAATATGGTCAATGGCCAGACAGTTGCTTATAGGCCAATCAAAAATCTATCCGCAATAGCCATCCAGTATTCTCCTCAAAATCTTCTATCCTTGCAGAACCCAAGCACTACTTATTTCAACAGCTTCCCAATCAAACTTGAGAGCAAGATCCCAGAAGGCGACACCCAGAATGTAGTATACATTGAAGAGGGGACTGGAGATCTTATAATTAATCTAATCAACATGGGCGCAGATGAGAGGGTAGAAGTTCAGATTCTGACATCTGGAGATATTTTAAATGATACAATATATTAAGGACTAATATGATTACTACAACTGGAAAAAACATTTTATCTAAATATTTGATCGGCCAAGCACCAGCTTATGCCTCTTATATTGCCGCAGGCTGTGGTCCATCGGCTCAGCTATCAACCGCAAGTGGGCTAGACTACTCTGCAAAAAAGTCTTTAGACTTTGAAATGTTTAGAGCACCAATTGTTTCAAGAGGGTATGTAACCGAAAATGGAGTTACAGAGATTGTTTTAACTGCTGAGGTGCCCACCGAAGAGCGCTACGAGATAACAGAAGTTGGAGTCTATTCAGCAGGAGCAAACCCATCGGCAGGTGCTAATGATAGTAGAGTCCTTTACTCATTTGCACAAACAGAGAATTGGGAGTATCACGTCCTTGGATCAGCAACAGCTATCCCAACTATTGACAGGCCATTAGACAATAACGATGAAGCTACCCAAGGTGAGATCGTCGATGGAGGTAGCGTTGCCTTCTTCGTCAATGCTGACAATTCTTTATTTGAGAACAACGCTTCTAGAATAAGTAGGAATGAGAGATGTCGGTTCCTCAACAACATGGTTGTTATTCGGGGAGACATGTCCGAGATCTCCAAGGTTGGAGACGAGCTGGTGCCAGCAGTAAACACCCCACACATTCACCTTACAGGCACTTCAATTAATCTAGATAAGAACTCAGCCAACGATGAGATAAGGCTAGCGTTCTCTGTAATGAACAAGCTTAACAATACAGCAACACCAGATACCGTTCGTGTGATCTTGGAGTTTACTTCTGAAGATGCCAATACTGAGGCAAGGCAGTATGCAATGTTGCAGTCAGAGCTTTTTGCTAGTGACCTCACAAGCAATCGCTACATCGTAAAGAACTCAACCCTACAAGATTTAGTAAAAAGTGCTGAGTTTAGCTGGGGGTCAATATCCATCATAAAGGTATATGTTTCGGTGCTTGATTCCGTAGGAGATCCAGATCCAAACTTTTATGTAGCAATCGATGCCGCAAGGTTTGAGAACACAAACACCGTAAATGCCCTATATGGTCTTACAGGATATTCGGTGGTAAAGACTTCAAACGCACTACCGATTGTAAAAGAGTCAAATACTGCCAACTTAGTAGAGTTTAGATTTGCAATGGATGTTCTATAATGGCAACTATTAAAAAGGTCAGGATAGCAAAGGGAACTTTGCCACCAGTGACCGTTCCAACTGGCAGCTCCTTCTCCCTGACAGCTGCAGTTAGCAAGCCAAATCTTGAAACTGGTGCTAGAGTTTATGAATACACATCTTCACAGAATCACGGATTGTCTGCGGGGGACGCCATAGAAATATCTGGTATAGACCCAGTAATCTTTAATGCAACTAACGTTATCGTATATGCAACACCTACCACTAATACATTTCAAATATTGGGGCCATCAACCTCAAGCACCTATGTTTCTGGCGGTGAGGTAACTGCAACTTATGGCAACTACATTGTAAGGTACAGAATCGTCTCTGAAGACAGAAACAGGCTTTCACACTGGTCACCACAGCATGTGCTATCGCCAGTATCCAGGGCATCTGTAGATGATGAAGGTATATTTGTTCAAGCAGCAAATGGAACATTGTCTGCAACATGGGACGTGCCAGCTAATTCCACGCTACAAGACTTTGACGTCTACGTTGCTTGGGGTACTGGGGTTACTCAGGTAGGTGTAAACGAGGGTGTAGGAAGTTATATATACCAGGCAACTGTATCTGGAAACTTTTTCTCAATGCCTATACCGAACGTCGGATATACAAGAGTTTCTGTTTCAATTCAAACAAGAACATACCCACGTAAGTACTGGCCAGAAATTGTTTTTGCCAAATCAAGTGTCCTAGAGATCTAGTTATGGTATAATTGATCTTACTATGGCAAGAATTCCAGTACCTGAGCGTGGTCAACCACTAGACCTATCATACATCTATCAGCTAGCGTCAGCAGTAAATGACCTATCCGATGAAATGTCAACTAACTCATACAACTACCTGACTATTGATACGCCAACTGCTGGAAGGCAGAGTGTTAAGACGGCAGAGGGTAAGGTTATTGGAGGCTACGTAGAGGTAGCTACAAGCAGTACGGTAAGTGCTGGTAATGAGCAAGAGTTCTCGTATAACTTTGAAGATTTTAAGTATGCCCCAATTGTAACTGCAACACCAGTAAACGTTGGAAATACAGCGGCTGGTAAAGATGTTACAGTCATTATCAAGTCAACTACCACATCTAGCGTAACTGGCGTGGTCAGATACAATACTGCTGGAGACTTGTCTTTGGCCGTAAACTTGATTATTATAGGCGTCCCGACAAAGCTATAGGAATACGCCATGGCACCAAATTTAAAGCGTGGTTATCGCACCCGTGAAGAATATAATGAAGCCCCAATAATTCCTGGTAACAAAAAGGTATGGTTCTTAAACGGAGACCTAGTAAGATCACACCACATAAACCGTGCTAATGGGATTATGTCTGTATACAACATAATCAAAGACCAGATTGAAAGTTGTCTTATTAGTGACTTTAAGAGAAATCGTGAAAGAGCTTATACTGTGGGGGAAACAGCAGACCTCGTAAATAGGCATAAGAAGTATATGCCTAGCCTTATGAAGCGTGGAGAGATTCCGCATCCAACTGGATCTCAAAAAGGTGGGGAAACTGGCTGGCAAGTAAGAAGTTATTATTCTGAGTCGCAAGTTAGGGAAATTCGTGATATACTAGCATCCTACTCTATGGGAAGACCTCGTGGAGATAAGTTAATAACTAACAATATAACTCCT